TTTATATCAATAACGGCTAAAGCCTCATCATATTGGCTAAAGTCGGGTGAAACGTATTCTGTTATGACTTGCTCTGCGGTCAACAACCGTTGATATATCTCAAAGCCACCCCACATAGCGGCTAGAATGCTGCCCAGAAACGGAATAACAAGCAGTAGCTTGCCGCCTGAAATCTTTAGCCCCGCAAACTCTACCTCTGCCATTGGATATCCACCAGTTCTTTAAATGCCTTTGACCCGCCCAATTTTAACACCCCAAAAGGATCAACCCTTGGGGCGTTTTCTGGGTAAACCTGCGTGTTTTTATAAAACTCTCCACGGTCAGTAAGGTTTACATCTTGATATTGGTCAAAAGCAGGATTGCTAGATATTAAAAATACGGCAACGCTTTGGTCTGTAAACCCACCCGTGTCTGATAAAGTCTCCAGCTGCTGATCCATGCTCTTGTCAATCTGCACCTCGCTCATGGTCTTCAGGGCTACCGTGGCTTTCTGCACCATCACCTGCTCTTGAATAGTTGGATCATCAATCTCAAAGCGGCTAAAGTCCGGAGGCTGTGCGCTCAAAAACTGCCCAACACTTTGACCTGACGCAATCGCATCATCGAAATCATCCTCAAACTGCTCTTGAGATGGGGGTGCAAAATTAACAGATGTCATAACATTAAGCTGTTGTGGTTGTGCTTGTTGAGATAATGTCTGTGCAATTTGAGTTTCTTTTGCTTTAAAACCCCAGTAATTAACCCCGTTCATTTGATTGCCTGACTGGCCGTTAGCCTGAGGCGCCTGCTGCATTGCTTGAGGCTGTTGTTGACCTTGCGACGGCCTTACTCTCTGATCTGGCTGTTGGTTGGCAAGCGATAGCGCAATCCTCATCACATCAACCGCTGGCCTTACCACCGCCCGTACAGCCTCAGCCGATGGCTCTACTCGCGTTTCCGAGGCAACGTCTATGGGAGCTACCTCTCTTTGCACAACAACCGGCCTTGACTCAGCAACTTCTTGCGCTCTAGCAGGTTCGGGGCGAGGCTCTCTTGTAACTCGCACAACCTCCGCCATGACCTCTTCAGAAGTTGCTTCTCTAACTCGGAAAACTGGTGCAGGCTCTTTCTTGATTTCTAATAACTCTTCTGGATCCTCAAGCATAAGAGGCTCGCCTCTCATTTGAGTGCTGTCTTGAACAGAAGGCTCACCCCGCATTTGCCGCTCAGTTTGAGCGGGAGGCTCATCTAACATTTGCGGCATATTCTGAGCGGGAGGCCCACCCTGCATTTGTGGACGTCCTTGCGGGGGCGGAAATCCAAACATTTCTTCTTCTTGCTGCGCCTCTTGGTAGACCTGTTGAGACTCAATATGCTTCATAACCCTTGGTTTACCAGTAGCGTCAGGCTCTTCTAAAAACAAAAAATCGTCGGCAGAATCTCCAAACACAGTGTTAGCTGCTTGCTCTCCAAACGTTGGAGGCTGAGGCTCTGGAATAACGATTACCTCCTCTTCTACGGCAACATTGCCTCCGTAGCCCGCACAAGACGGATCGTTTTGAGTGCTTGAGCAGTCAGCGACAATAGCAGTTCCAGTATTTATAGGGGTGTATATAGCTATCACCGACGGATTTCTCACCCTTGGCCCGTAGTATCCAGCCCAAAATCCGCGATCTATCCCGTCTATTCTGAGGCTAACAGCCTCGTAAGGGCTGGCAAAATCATAAACTTCAGCACCACTAAAGGTCTGCCACTCTTGATTAAAGTCTCGTCGATTAAGCACCTCTCGGACATCACTGTCCCCAGCCTCATTCCCAACTGCAAGAAAGGCTTGTATTTCGTCTTGAGTGCCATTGGGGTTGCCACAGTTACCACCAAAAGAATTGTTGCAGCCGTACAAGGCATCGAACGACCAATTGAGGGTAAGAACCTGCAGGGGATTATAAGCAGGCAGAACGCCTACCGCTGTCACCTGACCCGTCTGAAAGCTATATTGGTAACTGTTAGCTTCCGCCCTAAATAATACGTCGCCCGCCGTCTGAGTAGCCGTAAGTAGATTATTAGACGTGTTTGTCTGCCCGTATCCGGTGCAGGCGTAAAACAAGATCATTGAGCCAACAAGCTTTTTCATATTACATTCGCCTCTCCGGCTGAGGCACTCGCTCTGGATAAGCCTCCCACAAAGCTCTAGCCTTGTCGCCTATTTGACCCTCAATCGGGCAAGGCGTCCCGGCATCCATCATTGACGACCACACCCTGTAGTCTTGGCACATAAGGCTCACAGCTGCGACGCGCATACCCATGTCATAAAGCGTCTTGCTCAACTTGATTCTTTCGCAGTTTTTATCTCGGATGGATTTACCTGTAGAAAATCCAAATATTTGAGTCTGCACCGCTCCGGATATACCAGTGGTGCAAAGGTCTTGGCTGTAACTGCTGCCAATACTCGGCGCTATCGCACTAGGCGGCGGCGAGTTTATATCCTGCGTTACTCTTTGAGTTGAGGTGCTAGTAGATTTACTGTTGTTAGTGTTTACGTTGTTGTTAGTAGAATTAAGATCTGACGTAGAGCTAGTCATCTGCTTAATAGTTGTGTCAGATGTTGTCAAATTTACACTGCTGTTAGTGCTGGAATTTTGATTGAAATTGGTAGCAGTGCTTACCGAGGTGTTGGTGTTGGTGTTGGTGTTGGAGTTGGAGTTGTTATTAGTATTGACACTGGTGCTGTTATTAACATTCGTGTTGGCGTTGGTGTTTGTTAACAACCCCGTGTAATTAGTCGTATTGACGTTCTGATTAAGGTTTACATTACTCGCGTTGGAAGTCGAATTAATCACTGACGTGTTTACATTTGTATTTGAATTTGTGTTGGTGCTTACATTAGTGTTCGAAGACTCACCCGTGTAAGTCGTCGTATTCACGTTATTATTGTTGTTGGTGTTGTCACTGGTGCTTGTAGATGACGAAGTTGTATCTATGTTGGTCGTCGTTTCCTCTCCCAGCAGTAAAATAGGCCACAACAAACACGCAGTCACGACCAACAATCGTTTCATTAGGGTGCTTCAGGCCATGTAATAGAAGCTGGAAACCCTGACTGCCCCGGCACATCACGCAATGCTTGACGATATGTCGCCCACTCTGTTGACAAGGTTAAGTCGCTAGATGCTCGCCAATCCGTGTTAGCAAGCAAGCTATCTCTCTTAAGCCTTTCTTTTTCTGCCAATCGGTTACTGGCATCAGCATCCCAAGCGGCCTCTGCCGCATCAAATTCAGCTTCTTCTTCTGCTGTAAATGGGACATTTCCTTGCGCTGTAGCATGGTGTCTAGTCATATTTTACCCCTATCCCTTGGTAATTCCGTAAAGACGGAATCTTCCGCTGACTGTTCCTGCATTAGGCGCAAAACGCAGACCTGTTAAAGCGCCAGTCGTATTATTGTTGGCTACACCCCTCATAAGATGCATGTCATTATCATCTTCAAAGAAAGTTCCTGTGTAGTTAAGCATGTGTCGAATTGCTGTATCAGCAGGGTTGTGTATATTAATTTCATAATTGGCAGTGGCATGAGCATCGTTTCCGTAGGAGATGCCAAACATTACGTCTGACTCACCAGTTTGACCAGAGTTAGTGCCTGATTTATAGCCAAATGCAGTGTCGTCCTGCGTGTTGTCGCTGGATAAAAACCAATGATAACCGGCTGTTAAATATGAACCACCAATTTTCATAAGCAGTTTAATTTGGGGGCCATCATTAGAAGTAGTAAGGTCGGTAATTATTAATTTGTAAGCATCATAGGTTGAGTCAAACGTGGTTTCTATATCAACAGTAGATGCACCGCTTGCAGTAACGGTTGATAGATGTGCCAAGCCACCTGACGCAACAGTTGTAAAGCTCAAGTTACCAGAGCCGTCCGTTTTAAGCATTTGGTTTGCAGAGCCGTCAGCCGCCGGTAAAGACAGCACAAAACTAGAGCCAACGGTAGCAGGGGCCTGTAAGCCAACATATTGACCGCCAGCACTATCTTGCAATCTAAGATCGCCACGACCAGTAATGTCTACTTGAGTTGCTGTAACCTCACCTGATGATCCGTAAATAACAGCCTTTGAATTAACAACAGTATTTGCAGAAGACCCATCAACTAAGTTTAATTCTGAAGCGGTAGAAGTTACGCCATCTAAAATGTTTAGCTCTGCGGCAGTTGATGTCACACCATCAAGAATATTTAGCTCTGCCGCTGTAGAAGTAACGCCGTCTAATATATTTAACTCTGCCGCTGTTGAAGTTACTCCATCAAGGATGTTTAATTCTGCGGTGGTGCTAGTAACACCGTCTAAGATGTTGAGTTCTGCGGCGGTACTGGTTACCCCGTCAAGTATGTTTAGCTCTGCAGCCGTACTTGTAACTCCGTCAAGTATATTTAACTCAGCCGCAGTAGATGTAATGTTTGCGCCACCAAGAGTTAAGGTGCCTGAGACAGACAAGCTTGATAAAGTGCCAACAGACGTAATTTGTGTTTGTGCCGCATCAACATTCAAGGTGTTAGTGCTAAGGCTAATGCCTGTACCAGCCACTAAAGCAGTTTTAGATACTGCGATTGCGGCACTTGCATTAACATCAGCGTTTACTATAACGCCAGTACCAATCGCGGCTACGCCAGTATCTGCAATAGTGACATCGCCAGAAACAACATTATCAATCCACTTAGATGTGCCAGTGTCATAAAACAAAAGGGCCGCATCAGCAGGAGAGGTGACGTTAGTATCAGCAAGACCAGCAAGCGTAGCACCACCCAAGCCTGTTTGTGAGTCTACATAAGCCTTTACGGACTGCTGGCTAGGTATTCCGGTTGCAGAGTTACTGCTCAGATCATCTTCATCTACAAATGATTTGCCATCTAAAATGTTGAGTTCTGCGGCAGTAGACGTAACGCCATCAAGAATGTTTAATTCTGCTGCTGTAGAGGTAACTGCAACCCCACCTAAACTTAAAGTGCCAGAAGCAGATAGCGTGGTAAAAGAACCGGCTGCTGCACTAGCGCCACCAACAACAGTGCCATCTATTGTGCCGCCATCTAGGTTAGCAGTAGTAACAGTTCCAAGATTGCTAACTGTAGCACCACTAAAATTAATTGTTCCCGTTCCCGTAAGATTGGCAAACGTGGATGTGCCAGTAAACGTAGGGCCTGCTGTATTTGATTTAGTGGCTACCGCTGTAGCAATAGCATCAAATTCTGTTTCAAACTCTGCACCGCGAATAACCTTATTGGTGTCACCACCGGCAAGCGTGTCTTTTGCGGCAAAGTCTGTGGTTTTGGTGTAATTAGCCATTGGTTATTCCTAGCAGAAGAAAAGGAAAGGGGGCCTTGCGGCCCCCGGTACTCTATTAGGCAGATGGTACTGCCATAACAAAACCAGCTTCAGGACGATACACCTGAACACCGTAAAGGGTGTCGGCAGTGTACAGAGTAGATAAGTACTCTTGCTTGTACTGAGTCTGAGAGCGAACAGCTAACTGCTCTGCCATAACAACTGCTTCGTTGTGGAACAATAGCGCGGCACGAGTGTCGACGCTTGATGCAGTGTTATCGCCAGCAGCTTCGATAGTTCGGCAGTTAGCAGAAACGTAAACGTCTACGCCATACAGGTTGCCGATCAAGCCGTTGTTGACAGTTCCACCAGACACAAAGTCAGATGACACGTAACGATCAATACCCATAATCGCATTGCGCGTTGCAGGCGGGATAATCAGGTTACGATTTTCCATCGGTACATTGTTGTCATCCATTTTCTGGATCATGTCGCGGAAAAACGCATCCGTGAACTCATCACCAGCTACCAGAGTGTCATCAGTGTACTGAGTGGTAGTGCCGTTATCATTAAAGAAACAACCAGTGTGCTGGTAGTCAGTAGCAGCAGGGCTGAATACAACAGCGCCACCGTCACCAAAACCAGTACCAGCCGCGTGCAGATCGTTGTCAACCTGTACAGCCAGCGAGTAACCAGCGTCTTCAGTGTAGAACTGACGCAGAGATGACAGTGCCTGTACCTCTACGATGTCCTCAAT